ATCCCTCGCTTAGATGGTAACAATGTCTGGAGCGGTTCAAATTCGCTATCTACCATTTTATCTTGTTCTAACGGACTAGTTACAAACGGTTCTGGTCAAATTCAATGCAGATCAGGAACAGCAAGCAGCGTTGTATATAATGTCAAAGATTATGGTGCTGCGTGCGATGGAGCAACGGATGACGCTACAGCTATCAATAATACTATATTAGCGGCTCAAGCGGCTGGCGGTGGAATTGTATTCTTTCCTGCTGGATATTGCGTTACTCAATCAACTATTACTATTCCGCACGTAGCGTCCGGCCGTGCAAAAATAGTTCTTCAAGGGAACGCGCCTTACACTTCATGGCTTGTAGCGAAAGGTACTTTTACAGGATCGTGCTTAGTTAATTCGCTAGGTATGGTGTTTGTTGATAGCATGAGCTTCAATAATGGTGGTGAAATTGGTGTTTCTGGTGTTTCTGTAAACGGTTTTTGCAACCAATCTACAGCAACCAATGGTGGTATTGACGATACTATCATTAATCGCTCAGTCTTTTTAGGCTTTGGGCAAAGTGGAAACAAATGCGTTTACAACGGAGGCTCTGGAACCACCAGCACAACCTCTGTCTTTAATTCCACCTTCAATCTCTGCTGGTATGCTTATTTCTCTGATCGCTGGAACGTCGGAGCATTGTTCATGCAGAACCATGTGTTTGGTTCTGTAGCTGGACTTTACTTTGGTAGAGGGTCTGGTGGCACATATGGGCACACCGAAGGGCTACAAATTGCCTACAATGAAATCATCGCTGGTCGCGACCCCGGTGGTACTACTTCATTGCGCCCGCTTGAAATAGACGGTGTTTGTTATGATTGCCACATTACCGGCAACATCATGGATGCTGAACCTATCGGCCCCAATACGTGTCCGACCCTCGCGAAAGCGGTACGGATTAGCGGCTCGGCTTCCACAAGCTTTGAACAGAACTGGTTGGCTAAAGGATTATTAGCTATTGGTAATGGCGCTACAGGTTCGTATGGATACAACAACCAGCTAAGGATAGTGAATAATTCATTTCCCGGATGCGGAGCATTTATTCAGAACATGAATGGAGGGTCTATTGTAGGAAACTCGTTCTTTACTAACGGTGATAATTTAAACATACAACTTTTAAGCTTAGTCGATAGCAATTATTTTGCAGTGACAGCTAATACTTTTCAAAATTCAACAGGACTTGCAACAGGGGGTACTATATCAAACTGTTCGATTTTTGGAAATATTGTGTCTTATACGTCAGCTTACCTCCCCTGTGTCGGCGGATTGAATGTAGGTGGAGGTTTGCCATGAAAACTTTCATTGCTTTGCTGATGATGACATCGGCTGCTTTTGCGCAGTCGAAAGAATACGTCATTAAACTATCACCAGAAGAAGTAAACCTGGTCGGCAAACTTCTTGAAGCTCAGCCCTATCGTGATGTAGCTGCGTTGATCGCCAAGCTCCGAGCGCAAATCGTGGCGCAGGAGAAGACGGAGAATAAGTGATGGTTTCGCAGGTCAGCATCTGCAATCGTGCTCTTTCCCAAGTCGGCACTCGATCGAATATCTCGGCCATGAACGAGAACTCGAATGAGGCGCAGCAGTGTTCACTTCTTTATCAGCCGACGGTGGAGGAGCTTCTTCAGATGGCGCATTGGAACTTTGCGCGGAAGACGGAGACGCTTTCGTTGTTGAAAAGTGCTCCCGGCACTCCGACAAATCCGACACCAGCGCAGGTGTGGACCTCGGCCTACCCATCCCCGCCGTGGCTCTATGAGTATGCTGTTCCATCTGACTGCTTGCAGATGCAGATGATCGTCCCACAGATGCAGGCGTATTATCTTGGGACCCCGATCTTCCCGATCAATAATACTTACCTGCCCGCAGGATGGGGGCCGCCGGTCCCATTTCAGCCGGCCACTGATCGGATTGGCGGCAATCAGCGGAACGTGATCCTCACGGACCAGTATCAAGCCATCGGCATCTACACTATGATGATCGAGGACCCGACGCTCTACGAGGCTCTTTTCGTCCAAGGGCTCGTGATGGCGCTGGCCGCTAAGCTGGCACTTTCCTTAACCGGGGATAAGAAACTTGCAAGCATGCTCTTCGGTGCCGCGAATGAGGCTGTGATCCAGGCTCGTGCTTCTGACGGCAACGCCGGGTTGACCGTGATTGACAACATGCCTGACTGGATTACAATCCGAGAAACCGGGCCTTACAGCATTCCAATGGGTCCGTTCATCGCTCCTTATGGTCCGCTTTACGGGGTCGTTTGATGAGCAATAACGTCATCAAAACCGCTTTCTCTTCCGGCGAACTTTCCACCGCCTTCAACGCTCGCGTCGATCTTCCAGCCTATCGAATGGGTGCGGCGTTGATGCGGAATTTCTATGTCGATTATAAAGGAGGAACCTCGAACCGGCCTGGGACAGAGTTCGGTGTAAGGGCGCGATACTCGAACAAACCTACACGGCTGATCCCATTTGAGTTCTCTTCCTTGCAGAACTACATCCTCGAGTTTGGAGACTACTATCTTCGGATTATCTACGACAACGGCCATGTGCTCGAGAATGCGAAGATCGTTACCGGCTACACCAACGCCGTGCCGGGGGTTTTCACTGTTCCGGGCTCCGGTTTCGTCAATGGCGATCAAGTTGTCGTCACTACCGACACCGTAGACAACCCGCTGAACAATCAAAACTACTTCGTTGCGAATATCGCGGGGGATGATTTTGAATTGAAGGACTGGAACGGCAATCTTGTCAACACGGCAGGATTTCCGGCCTTCTCCGCCGCCACGATGTCTCGTGTCTACACAGTGGCCTCCCCTTATGCGGCCGCCGATCTCGCGCTCTTGAAATTCGTGCAGAGCGCGGACGTCATGACGCTCACTCATCCATCTTATCCGCCCTATAATCTCTCAAGGCTGGGGGTGTTGAATTGGGCTTTCTCCGCGATCACCATTGGCGCTGCGATTTCGCCTCCGGCTGTAGTGTTGGCCGTTGCCAATCCAGCAACTCCTGGCACGGCAGGCTATGCTTATGTCGTGACCTCAGTGAATGATAAGGGGGAGGAGAGCGTGGCTTCCGCTCCGTTCTTCCTCGACCTTGCCATCAATATCCAATCAGCTTCTGGTGCAATCTTGCTCTCTTGGGGCACGGTTTTCGGCGCGGTTGCCTATAACGTCTACAAGGCCCTCATTAACCCACAGGGTTCCGTTGCGCCTGGATCGCAGTTTGGCTACATGGGGACATTCACCGGAACTTCGGCGGTGGACGGCAACATCGTGCCCGATTTCACAATCAGTCCTCCGATTGCCCGCAATCCTTTCACTGGCAACAATCCCGCCACCGTCACTTACTTCCAGCAACGCCGGGTCTTTGCTGGGTCTCTCAGTCAGCCGCAGTCTTTCTGGATGTCGCGGCCAGGGCAGTTTGAAAACTTCGACATTTCTTCCCCTGTCGTCGCGAGCGATGCGCTGACCGGCACGCTAGTGTCGAGACAGGTTAATCAGATCAAGCACATGATCGCGATGCCGGGAGGCTTGATCGTCCTCACCTCCGGCGGGGCATGGCAGATTTCTGGCGGCACTCCGAACGCGCCGGTCACGCCCTTCTCCATCGTCGCGACACCGCAAGCGTATAACGGATGCTCGGACGTGGCGCCGATCCCGGTGAACTACGACATCATCTTCGTGCAGCAGAAGGGGACTGTCGTCCGCGATCTGTCTTACGACTTCTACAAGAATATCTACACCGGCGCCGACATCTCCATCTTCGCAGACCATCTTTTTGCGGGGTATTCAATCGTTGATTGGGCTTATGCTGAGGAACCACAAAAGATTATCTGGGTCGTTCGCGACGACGGGAAGTTCCTTTCCTTGACCTACCTGTCCGCGCAGAACAGCAATCCTGCCGATCCCGGTTCGAAGATCAGTGGGTGGGCACAGCACTGGACGCAGGGGCGGGTGAAAAGCATCGCGACGATTCAGGAGGGCCTGGAGAATGCGGTGTATATGGTTGTAGAAAGGTATTTGCAGGGGCAGAGTGTTGCCTGCATCGAACGGATGCATTCAAGGCTGATGCCTTACGGGGCCGAAGATGCATGGTTTGTGGATAGTGGGCTGCAGACAGAGCAATTCTTCCCGGCCGGAGTCTTGACTGCTGCGGCGGCCGATGGCGATGGAGTTGTTCTTACTTCGCTGAGCCAAGTTTTCGCCCCCGACTCTGTCGGCAAAGTGATCCGCGCTGGTGGGGGCATCGCGATCGTTACGGAATACTTGACCAACTTCACGGTCAAGGTAAACTTTCGTCAGCCGATTACCAACGTCGATCCTGTCACTGGCTACGTATGGCCGCAACCGGCGGGGACTTGGACAATGGATGAAGAAGTCTCAATCGTTTACGGCCTTGCCCATCTTGAGGGACAAACCGTACAAATCCTCGCCGACGGGAATGTGCTCGCACCACAGGTTGTTTACAACGGCCGAGTCACCATTGATCCTCCTGCGTCGAAGATCACAATCGGGCTCCAGTACATCGCGCAGCTCCAAACCCTCGATCTCGACGTTGGCGACCCGACGATACAGGGGAAGAGAAAGAAAATTGCGGCGCTGACGACGCGAGTAGATAAGACGAGAGGGATTGAAATGGGGAGTACCTTCGCGACCCTGCGCCCGTATAAGGATCGGAATATTTACTTGGCTGGGAAACCAATTCCGCTCGCAACCGAGGATCAAAGGCTCGTGATGGACCCGTCGTGGAACATCGACGGTCGCATTTGCATCCAACAGTCTCAGCCTCTTCCCGTCACTGTTCTCGGAGTGATTCCAGAAATCGTCGTGGGGGATACATGAGGGCAGAGATTAAAAAGGCCTCGAAGAAGGACGTGGAAAAGGCGCTGCCTATTCTGCGGGGGAAACAAGGCTCGTCCGAATTCGGTATTGATCCGAAGAGAGTCATCGAAGATGCTATCGATCATGCAGAACAGTGCTGGGTTGGGAAGATTGATGGGCAGATTGTCTGCATCTGGGGCACAGAACGGACAGGGACACTCCTGTCTGATGAAGTCTATCTTTGGGTGCTGACAACGAAGTTGGTTGATGAGCACCCATTCCTCTTTCTCCGATACTCGCGAGAGTTCGTAAAACAACTCTGCGAACGGAACCATCGTGTTTGGGGGCTCGTGAACCCACGGTATACCGTTAGCATTCAATGGCTTAAATGGCTCGGCTTCAATGTCGGGCTCACTGCCAAAAACGTGATGATTTTTGAAAAGGTCAGGGGGCACTAATGGACCCGGTAAGTATGGCAGTTGTTTCTCTTGGTGCAACTGCTGCTTCGGCAGGAATGGGGGCGATCGGTGCTGCGAACACTGCGAGCGCCAACCAGCAGTCGGCCTACTACAAGGCCGCAGTTGCACGGAACAATAAAATCATCGCGGAGAGGAATGCAGAGGCCGCGATTGGGGCAGGTGCTTCTCAAGGACTGTCGAATGACCTTAAAACCGGGCAGCGTCTTGGTGACACTCTTGCCGTGCAATCGGCCTCCGGCATCGACGTTGGCTCCGGCACGGCGTCTGATGTTCGTCAGTCGGTGGCGGACCTCGGACGACTCGATACCCTGACCATCATCAACAACGCTCAGCGCTCGGCGGCGGGGTATAAGGCCCAAGCCTCGAACTTCGAGTCTGACGCGAGGCTTTATCGGATGACGGGGGATAACGCGGAAACTGCAGGGCAATACGGTATTGCCTCAAGCCTTATCGGAGGTGCGTCATCATTCTCTGATAAGTGGATGGGCTATCGTCGGTCGGGAGCACTCTGATGCCGCAAATTCCTGCACTCAATATTGGTGCTGTCGATCCGTCTGGCTCTCGACAGCAGAGCATTCCTTATCAAAATGCGCAAGCTGCAACACCTGATGCTTTTGGACAGGATATTGGGCAAGCACAGACAAAAATGTCGCGTGTGCTTGATAATACAAGTGATGTTCTTTATAAGAACGCGCAGCGAATGCAGCACGACGACAATGTCGCTCGAGTTGACAATCTTTCGATGGACTACACCGCCGCGCAGACGGAACTGGATGTAAAGTTCCGCCAGCTCGAAGGCCGCGAAGCCACAGCGGCGTACCCACAGTACACGAAAGACTCCCTCGCGCTCCGAAAGAAGTTTTCCGACAGTCTCCCCGACGACGACTCCCGCCGTCTCTTCGACGCGCAGACGAAGAAGTCCCTCGCGCGGAGCCTTCATAACGAAGCCTTCTACGCGGCCGGGCAGAATAAGAAATACCTGTCCGCAACGAATGAGAGAATGCTGAAGACTTCGACAGAGCTGGTCAACAACGATCCTGGCTCGGAAGACAGTTTCGGCGATGCGCTGGCGAATGCCCAACGGGCAGTGAGACAGGAAGCGCAGCTGAAAGGCTGGGATAAGGCCGAGACCGATGCGAAGTTGAAGGAGGCAGAAAGCAACCTTGTCTATACTCGGATCAACTCCCTCGCCAATGTTGACCCCGAGGCCGCACAGGCGCTCTTCGATAAAGAGAAAGGGCGGATGCTCTCCGAGCAACGTGACACCGCGCAGGCGTCTTTGGCCTCCGGGCGGTACAAAGCCGGGAGCGAAGCTGCGGTGAAGCAGGGTGCTCTGCGCCGTGCGGGCGAGGCCGACATCGAGTCTACAATGAAAACCGGCGTCGGTGTTGGTTTTGGGATGAGCCAGGCTCGCGCCGCCTACGGCGAGGATGGCGCGCAGAAATGGAAAGAGGCGAAAGAGGACGCGCAAAAGACCTGGTGGCATACACATGCCCTGCCGACGACTCCGATCCCGGTGATGGAGAAACAGCTTCAGAATATTGAACCGAAACCAGGCTCGAAGGACTTTGTTCGAGAACAGCAGGTCTATGACGCGGTGCTGAAGAAGATGACGGAGACGGTGAAGCTCCGGACCACCGATCCGGCCGCGTCGGTGGCCGAGGTCCCTGCGGTGAAGGAGGCCATCGCTTCCGGTGATATGAACGTAATCATGGCTGCGCGGATGTCCTCACAAGAGGCCGCAGGGGTGCCCGAGAACCAACGGTCCCCGATCACGCTCGCGGAGGGCGTGCGCTTGATGGCCCCGATGAACAGGGTGATGCCGGGCGAAGAGGCGAAGACGCTGAAGGAGATCGCGGAGACCGCGAAAAAAGAGTTTGGGCCGTTTTGGGAGAAGGCTTTTCTTTTCGGGGTGAAGGCCGCAAAACTGAACTCTCTCAACAGTCTCGCCGCCGGCGCTACTTTGAAAAAGGTTCTCGAAGGGCGGACCCCGACGATTGCGGAGGCTCAAGCCATCGACGTGGCATCGGAAACTGCAGAGGCCGAGCGCGCCGCGAATGTGTCGCCGGAGCCCGCGAAGCCACCGAAGAAGGTGCCGCTGTCTCAACGGATTCTGGAGGGTAAGTGATGGCCGAGAATAATGCTGTGGAGAGGCCTGCGGAAGCCCCCGAGATCGTGGCTCCGAACCCTTTCGAGGGGATGACGATCGGCCGTGCCGCGCTGAAGCTGAAAGCCAATCCTGAGCTGGCGAAGGACTTCGATGCAAAGTTCGGGGATGAGGAGACAGTCTCGACTTTGGAGCGAGCGCGGCTGCATTCAACTTACTCTTTCTACCGAGGCACCATCGCGGGGGCGGCTTCACTTACTGGCATGGCTGACCGCGTGCGGAACCCGATGAAGGCTCCGGAGGCTACAGAGCCGACCGATGTGGAGGTCGCGAACACCCGTGCTGCCGCTCGGATTGGCAAGGCGCAGACTGGGAAAGAATTCAAGGCGATGGACCCGCTGCAGGAGCAGAAGAACATCGAGGAGAAATATTACTCTGTCATCGATGATCTGACGAAGTATGAACAGATGCAGTCGTTTCAGGACTCGGCTGATTTTATGGCTGCGGTCGGTGGTGCGATTGCGGGGTCGATCTTGACTCCGGAATCCGCCATCGGCGTCGGCGCCCAAGGAGCAACGGCGCTGGGCCGAATCATCAAAGGAGGGTTGTGGAATGCCGGAGCCGCTGCGGTCACTGACCCGATCGTTCAAGCACTCAACATTTGGGGCTCCGGCGTTCAGGGCCAGTACGATCCAGTTCAAGGTGCTCTTGCTGGCCCTATGGGCTTTGTTGTGGGCGGTGGGCTTGTTGGTGCTGGCGAGGTGGTATCTAAGGTCGCGCTTCGGAATGGGATTGCGAAGCTCGCGAAGGACGACCCGTCGCTGATCTCGGCAGAGATTATGCCGGAGCCAGAGGCTCGGGTTACGACGAGGGAAGGGGCGGAAATTAAGACTCCGGAAGAGGCTATGCCGGAGGCGGTGCCGCAGGAGCCGAAGGCGCAGGAGACTCCGAAGCCAGATACTGGCGAAGCCAGGCCAAAGGCTGCGAATGATGACGTGCCGAAGGACGAGACGCTCGCGGCGTTGATGGGAGAAGCGGAGGCGAGGCCGAAGGCGGATGTCAAGGCCGAACCGAAGGTTGATGAACCAGATGTGGCTGCTCGTCAGCCTGGTGGACTCCGTGGTGAACCAAAGCCGGAACCATCAGGCGTGGTCACGGCGGAGGTTAAGTCGCTCCAGAAGATGGTGACGGAACTAGAGGACATTGTCGGGCATCCAATCCGGCAAGGTCGTGTTGGCGCTGCCGGAGCCCTCGGCACTTTCAACAACCAAACCGGCGTCATCCACGTTCGCGAGTTTCCTGATTTCTCCGTTTCATCCCACGAAGTGGGGCACGCGATTGAGAAACAACTGCCGGAAATTACGCAGCTAATCAACGGGCGTTACATCCAAGAACTCGCCCCGCTCGATTATGACCTGACGCAGATGCGGCCGTTTGAAGGCTTCGCGGAGTTCGTGCGCCTGTGGTTTACCAACCCCGCATTCGCGCAGCGGGTAGCACCGGGCTTCATGAGCGAGTTCAACAATCTACTGGAGCGAAAGGCTCCGGAAATGCTGGAGAAGATGGTTGGACTGCAAGCGGCGTACAGGAATTATTTGAACGCCGCGCCGGAGCAGGCCGTGGGCGCTACGATTGTGCGGTCGCCAAAGGATACCTTTGGAGCAAAGGTGATGAAAAAATTCACTGATGCGAAGGTGGCACCGACAGTCTCGAATATTCTGTCGAACGTCTACGATGCTCTCATTAACAAGAACGAGGACATCTACCGTGCCACGCGCGCGATAGCGGACGCGATTAAGGAAAAGAATGGAGGAAGGATGGTTGACATTCTGCCTTCGCAGGACCCTCGCGTTCATTTCGAGATGCTTCAGCGAAGTGGCCAGTCAGCCATGACGATGATTCAGAATGGGGTTACGCCGTATCGAGGAACCGCGCCGCAAGGCCCCTCGCTTGTGCAGGCGATCTCTGCCGCCATCGGCGAGGAGTCGATTACTGCAAAGTGGGACCCAAAAAAGGTTGAGCAATTCGACATCTATCTCAAAGCTCGCATGGGCATCGTGCGCTGGGATCAGTTCACTCGTGGAGAGATTCCAAATCCTCCGTTCGCGGAAAGTCGGAGGTACTTCGAGGAAGTGATTAGGAAACTCGAGGCTGAGAACCCGAACCTTCCCGGCGCCTCGGACATGATCCTGGAATTTCAGAAGAACAAGCGGCACCGTGCTCGGGATGCGGGGATTTATGGCTACACTCCAGACTCGGTGGCGAACATGGACGCGATGCCGTTTTATGTCCCGATGAAAAGGGTGCGGGACGATATTAAGACCGGATACGGTGATGGGACCGGCCCCACGGGCGGGGTTAAGGGGTTTCGTGGGTCCATGAGGGACACGATCAGTCCGCTCGAAAGCATCATCAAGGACACTCTCGCGGTGGAACGGAACATCGCGCACAACGATACCGTGAACGCATTCCGGGCTTTCTCGAAACAGGCCGGAGTGCAGGGCGGCAAGTTTGTCGAAGACCTCCCTGCAACGGAAGTGAAGAAGATCGAGTTCGATTTGCAGAAGTCGATTCAGCGGGCGATGGAGGATGAAGGCTACAACCGCGCCGACGCTAAGGTGCTTGCGGAGGACTTCATCAATACTCACTTCATCGACGACCCGGTCACGGGCACGGCTTTCAAGACTGTGACGATTGATGGGAAGAAAGAACCGATTGTTTTCTCGGCCGAAGGCGGGGTGCTGAAAGCCTCGCGATTCATGGTCAAGGAAGAGGGTTTTGGACTTTATGAACTCTTGACGACAATGCCGAAACCGGCGGCGGACATTTCGATTCAGGTTCTATCCGCAGGATCATCGGCCCTCGTCACCGGCGTTACGACTCACCCGGCTTACGCCTTAAGGAACCTCTTCCGAGACCAGTTCGCGGCTTGGGCGTTCATCCCCGGCTACAAACCGTTTTGGTCAGCGATAAAAGGGCTGAAATCAGAATTGACTCAGGGAGAATTCGCGAAAGCTTACGCTCAATACGGTGGCGTCAATCCAGGTGCCTCGGTCGCTCCATTGACGCATGATACCATTCAAATCGACATCGACAATATTGCTCGAAAAGGATATGGAATTCATAAACTGACTTCATTGAAAGGGTTAAGTGAACTCGTGTCGGTGGCCGAGTCGGCGACGAGACTTGGCGCCGTCGATGCGGCGTTTCGCGAGAATAAGAGAATGGGGTTGAGTGATTATGAAGCCATGATTTCGGCCGTGCGCGCAGCTTCGGACCTTCTCGATTTTGGCCGTTACGGCTCTCACATGCACGCAGTTCGTGCGATTACTCCATTTATGAATGCCTTCATTCAGTCTCTTGACAAAGCTGACAGGACAATGCGACGTCCAATCACTCGGTGGCTTATGGGGGAGCAAACTTTTGTTAAGGACGCAAAAGAACTCAATACCGCGCTGACTGCATGGGCGAAACTTGGTGTCACTGGTTTTGGAATGGGAGTTCTGTGGGCGGCGATCTTTGGAGAAAAAGATGCCTACAAAGACATGGGCGCACAGGGGAAGGCCGCGAACTTCGTCATTCCGGTGGGGAATGATAAAGTGTTTCTGCTTCCGAAACCGTGGGAACTCGCGATGGGGTTTACGGCGGGGGAGTACGCTTACGCAAGTTTGATGAAGGATGATCCGCGCGCTGGGCAGGAGTTTGCTAAAGCGGCTTGGGAGTCGTTAAAACCGCCGATTCCGATTTGGTCTAACCCGATGATTAAGACCACGGCTGAAACTGTGATGAATTACAACACCTTTTCTGGAGGCCCCATCGTGCCGGAAAGGCTGGAGTCCCTTGAGAAAGAATATCAGTACCGCGCGAACACGAGCGTCATTGCGAAGAAACTCGGAAAGACCTTTGGCATGTCGCCAGTCAAGATTGACTACATGATTTCCGGTTATCTTGGCTATTGGGGCAAAGACCTCACGATGATGACGAATGGGAATGAGTCTAATGACCCGACGCAGAACCTGATGGATTGGGCGCTCTTGCGCTCGGGCCTGAAAGACCCTGCGATGATGTCAGACGCGAGGCAGAAGTTCTGGAAGCATATGGGACGGACGACAGGGGATTTCTCGCAGGCCGTCTCAACCTACAATTTTCTTAACTCCAGTCCGCAACGTGAAGCGGAGGCTCAGCAATATTATTCCAAACTGTCGAACTCGCGGAAAGCGTGGGTGCTCCTGCATTCCGCCGGCGGCGAAGATGGTGATGCGGTTTTCACTGCAGATGACCGAAGGACGCATCCGCTGAAACGGTCCTCCGATGCGGTGCGGGTTATCACCAAACTGAAGAACGGTCTCGATGAAAACACGCTGACGGAGCAAGAGTCGAAAAAAGCAATCCAGCCGACGCCAGATCAACGGAAGAAACTGTCCTCGATCCTCGGCCAGATGGCCCTCGCGGAAATGGTTAATGGGCTGATCTCGGTGAAGGAGCCAGGCTATGCAGGGCGGCCGATCTTCGACATGAATGTTTTCATGAAGCAGATTAAGCAAATCTCCCTCGATGTTGGTGATGAACTTGCCGCGGCGTACAGAACACAAAAGATTTACAAGGCTGATGCGGTGGCGGCAGGGTACGATGAACTTGAGAAGACCTTGCTGATGTCGGGGTCCAAGGCCGATATTCGCCTCGCGACCGCAGGGGTGGTTTCGGAAGGCTATCAATTTGACGGGGTTAGGCAGAAGAAAACTCCAATTCGGCGCACGCAGATTAAAGGAACGAAAGAATGACGGTAAGTAATCAGGCTCGGAAGGTTGTCTATCAAGGCGACGGCGCGACGTATCAGTGGTCATATGACTTTCTGATCCCGGCGCTCGGGGATATTCGAGTAGTGAAAGTGGATCGATCGAGCGGAAACGAGGAAGAAATCGCTCCGCAAGATTTCGACGTTACCGGACTTGGGAATCCGTCAGGGGGTTTCGTCGAATACCCCTTGTCGGGGCCGGCGCTGACCACATCTTACGACATCGTTATCCTGCGTGATCTGCAATACACGCAGGAAGTCGATCTCGAAAATCAAGGCGCACTCCTGCCCGAGTCGATCGAGATTGGGCTCGATACTCTCGTGATGCAGGTGCAGCAGGTTGCAGAACAGCTTTCGCGAACGCTAGTGATGTCGGTGGCTGATTCGGCGCAGGCCACAATTCCGGTGGCAACGGCGAGGGCGAATAAGCAGCTTGGGTTCGACGCCTCGGGCAATCCGATTGCGGTGGCGTCGATTGATCCATCGGTGCAGGTTTCCTCGGCTATGGTCCCGGTTGTGACCGCGCCGACGATTAACGACGCGGTGGCCTTGCTTGCAGGAGCGTTGCTCGACAATCTGATTCCTGCGGGCACGGTTTGGGACTACAGTCTCCCGACCCCGCCAACAGGCTTCGTCTTCCCTTATGGGCAGCCATGCACAGCCTCATATCCAGTCTATCGTGCAGCGCTGATTGCGGCCGGGAGCCCTTATGGGAATGATGGCACCGATCCGCTGATGCCGGACTATCGTTCGCGGGTGGCGGCCGGGAAGTCGAATATGGGCGGAGTGGATAATGGGGGACTGACTGGCGGCACTGTGCTCGGGGCGCAGGTCGGCGGTCAGAACCAAACTCTTACCGTCGATCAACTCCCAACCGATCCAATTCCATTTGAGTCGGACCCAAAGACCGTGACGGGAGCGGAGGTATTGGACGCAATGCTTGTGGTTACGAACACTCTCGTCCAGTTTGGCTCTGGGCCGGTGTTTCAGGCAGGGCAACAGGCAGCAACGAAATCTGTCACCATCCCTGCATTCACGGTGGAGGGCAATATTGTCCTCGGTGACGGCGACCCGATTTCGGTCGTTCAAGCTACTCTTGTTCAAAACAAAATCTTGAAGGTGCATTGATGACAAAACTTCCGAAACAGTACGAATGGCTCGCGAAAGAACCAGGGCCGAAAATGCTCCTTGAGGGGCTGAAGACTTTCGGAACGCTGGAGGCGCCGGGGAAGGCAAACAACCCAACGATCCTGGGATGGGCGAAAGAGTGTGGGATTGAGAACGTCTACACGAACGACGCAATTCCGTGGTGCGGTCTTTGGCTCCTCGTCATCGCGAAGCGAGCGGGGAAATGGCTCTCGACCGAGTTTGACGGAAAGACTGTGCCGAAGCCTCCGGTCAAGAGCCCGCTGTGGGCGCTGTCGTGGGCGGACTTCGGAAAGCTGACAGATCAGCCGATGCTCGGGGATGTGTTGACGTTCAAAAGGCAGGGCGGTGGCCATGTCGGCCTCTACATCGGCGAGGATGCAGCCGCGTTCCATGTCCTCGGCGGCAACCAATCGGACAAAGTCTGCATCACACGCATCGCGCGCCCTCGGTTCTACCGCGCACGTCGGCCCCTCTACAACGTGCAACCCTCTAACGTCAGGAGAGTAATCCTGAACGCAACCGGTGTTCTCTCGAAGAACGAACAGTGAAAGGAAAGTTGGAATGAACAAGACTCAGATTGCAAACATCCTCACCCCGATCATCGGTGTCATCGCAACCTGGCTCGGGACCAAGGTCCCACTCTTGGACGCGGCGACCTGGAATACGCTCATCACCACGGTCGTTCTTGCGATCGTTACCGGCGTGCTGGCGTATTTCAACCGAGCCACGGCGCTCGCCGATACCGTGGGCAAATTGCCGGGAACGACGGTTGTGACCACCCCGGAAATCTCGGAAGCTCTTCCGAACAACCCGGACGTGATCGCGGCCACCCCGCAAATCGTTCAGGCTGTGCGTGAGGCGCCCTGATGTTCACATGGCCGCAAATCATCTTGCTCGTGCTGCAAATTGCCGATAAGCTCATCGACACCGCGCAGCAGAACAAGTGGATGAAGGCCGGAGCGGACGCGGAGATTGCAAAGGTCTCCGCGGCCATTCTTCGGAAAACGCAAGCGGGGAAAGAATTATGGGAGAAGATTGATGCGATGGATGCTGACGCTGTCGATGCTGGCCTTCGTGGCCTTGAGCCTAAGTAGCTGCACGCCGGAACAGATTGACTCTTACTGCCAACTCTATCGACAGGTTGTGGTCGCGAAAGGAGACGGGGCCATTCAGGCTCCGCTGGAAGTTAAGAAACGGATTCTCGCGAATGAGACTCTTTATCGTCAATATTGCATAAAAAGCTCATGATGAAGCAACTTGCTCAATTCACACATGAACGGCTCGCGGAGTGGGTTTTTACCTCCATCATGATTCTTGTTGGGATGGAGATTCTTATCTGGCCCACGACACTGAAAAACAGTGCGTTTCTCTACATGCCGGGGGCCGGATTGCCGACTTTCGTCGGCTGCGTTTACCTGACCGTGGGCGTGATCCGTGCGGCTGCGTTGCTTGCCAATGGACGATCTTGGGTTTACGGCCCCCGGATGCGGGCGTATGGGGCGCTTGCCTCGGCCGTTATATGGGGGCAGATGTGCCTGTCCTTGATTGTGCTCGCCCCTGAGCGCGGGGTCCCGTCAATCGGGATTCCGAATTGGTTCGTCCTTACCTGCGCAGAAATGATAATTGCATACAAGGCTGCAACAAATGTACGAAGCACTTAGCTCGATTTTTAGCAGCCTTGATAAGTATCCTTTTCTGCAACTTGCCGTGGCCTGTCTTATCGTTTACGGCGGGGTGAGGGTGATTAATAAGGGAGAGAAGGACGGGGAATCGAAGAGGGCGGAATGGCTCGCGTATGAGCAGCTTCGGAATATTGAAGAAAATACCTTCGCGATTAAAGACGGGATCGCGAAACTCGAAGAGAACACTCGGCATCTTCGAGACATGACCTGGAACCGTCTTCAGTGAGCATCCTGATCTTTCATCCCCGGCGCGTAAGCGGTCTGCCCGGCCACGTTCGTTAGAACGAGCATCTTCGACCGGATCATGGTTTCGAGGACGCGGAAGACGGAGTGGGATGGGATTTTTCCCTGGAGGAAGAAGATCACTTTGTGCTCCAGCACCGGCGTCTTTTCCTTCCTCATGTACTCGCGGAAGACGAAATCGTAAGCATCTCGGATTGCGCCGGAGTCACCGGCGACGCCTTTGTTGAAGAAGAGGTCGGGAAGAGCGGCCTCGGTGGCAAGGAGCCAGCCAAGGGCGGTCTGGTAATGCTCTAGGGTGATTCCTGGCTTAAGTTCGGAACTATCACACACCCATGCGATGATGCATAGCTTGATACAGTGAGCAAGTCTCCGCGGCACGTAATGTGCGAGTTTATTGTGAGCGGGAACTGGCTCAAGTCCTCCTCGGTTCCAAGCAGTAATGGCTTCAGCGGCTTCGGGCGTCCACTCCAGCTTCCCATAGATTCCGGCGATTGATTTGAGATCATTCTCAAGACTTTTATAAAGCTGCTCCAGTCTTGCGAACTCGGGCTCGTCCCCGAAAATGTCGGTGAAAACGGACTCGCCAGAATAGACGAAGATTGTACGGGAGGTGAAGCCTTGGTCCCAAGCTCCATCGGGCAAGAAAGAATTAAGGTAAGAGGGAGTAGTGCCACCAAGAATAGCAAGATGGGGGTGCTCGATCTTGACATGCTTAACGGTCGAGGCCCTGCGTCGTTCCTCATAAGGCTCTCCGTCGTAGAATTTCGTCAGTGAGTTCATGAATAAGGGGTCGTATGTCGGAAGGAAGACTCCAAGTTCTGAGGCAATCGTGGCCAAGTAATGGAATTTGACGTGGGCAGGGTTTTGTCCGGGAAGGAGCACATCACGCTGGGCGGCTCCCAGTGAATCAACGAGGGACGCTGCGGAAACGGAAGAGGGCGCAACGTGGAGGTTTGGGACGGTGCGGAGGATGCGCTCGGCCTGGGAAAGGACTGCCGACTTGCCCACCCCAGGAGGGCCGACAAGGATGCAGTATAAATTAGGATAAAGAGCGCTGCCCTTAGTCCAAACCCAAACGCGGCGCTCGAGGGCCATGGAAAGAATGTTGATCCCGGCCCACTTACGGAAGATTTCAGGGGATGGGAGGACATTAGTAAATTCGATCCAAGATGCTAGCCAGTTCGCGAGCTGGCGTTTCGGTGCGGGTGCGAGCATCTTTTCCTCGGTATTTCATCAAACCGTCGGGGTTTGTCTTCTCGTTGAACTTGGCCCAATTCCAGCCGATCTGGGCCTCGGAAGGGATGGTAAGGACGCGGCCCTCGCGAAGGGTGACAGGGACTGCGAGGGCGGCAAGGACGGCCGGAATGACTGTGTCTTCCTCGGCCTCCGGATACTGGATCAGAATGGCGTCGTGGATTTGGAGAAGAAGCTGGCAAATGCCAAGGCGCCAAACCTGGAGCATCCCGCGATTTAGAATATCACCAACGGAGCCTTGTGGGTTGTAGGCGATGGCTTCTCGGACCGTAGTATCTTCATTACGTCGACCAAAGAAATATCTCCGTCTGCCAGTGATCGTTGTAAGAAACCCATAACGTAAGAGTTCCACGGCGACCGAATTATGCCATTGCTGATGAGCAGGAAAGGCATTGAAGTATTTGGTCTGGAACTGCTGGATGAGAGGTGCCTCCAGCTTGGTGTGCTGCGCCATCGTGTAAGGCTTGCCGTTATAATTCGTTCCATGGCCTAGGACCTTCGCCATATGGCGGTGGGAGTGCTGGCGGTAGAATGGGGTTTCGGCAACGTCTTTGTCTTTCTTGATGTCGCCGGTCCACGGAAGATTTGGCCACGCAAGGCGGCATACATAAGTGTGAAGGTCGCCAGACTCGCAAGCGTCAAGGTAACGGGGGTCGCCGAAGAGATTCCACTCTATCGCGCCGACGAGCCGAGACTCGGCTTGTTCGAGATCGATATAGGCGAACTTAAATCCGGGGTCTGCAACGAAAGGACGGCGTAGCTGTTCTTCAATATTCTGGAGATTGGTTCCAGTTCCGAAATCAGAGAGCGAAGAGCTGAAGCGGCCAGTTGTAGTTCCAGCGATGTTGTAAGATGTCCGCATTCTTCCGTCTGGATCAATAGACGTTCGTAGGACTCCAATTTTCTTCGCAATGTCGCGAAGTGCAAGGATATGTCTAATGATTGGTTGAGCAAGGAAATAGGACTCGAGTTTTTCGAGCGCTTCCCGGTTGACGGTGAGGCCCCACTCGCCTTTGGCGCCACGCTTCTTTTGCGGTGGGAGGCCGATGACTTCGTAGAGGAGGCGCTTGAGTTGCGCCGGCGAGTTCCAGTTGATGACATGACCGACTCCTTCTTCGAGAATTTGATCGAGCTGCGATTTCAGCGTTGCGAGATCGCGCTGGTAATTTTCGATAGTCTTCTGTCGCCAGCGCTCATCGACGAGAACGCCTCGAATACGCATCTCGAGGACCGGGGCTTGAAGAGCCTTGGAGAACTCATATGTCGGGCCGGTGACTTCATCGAGTTGAGGCTTGATGACCTCGAGGACCTCGGAAGTGACGCAACAATCGAGGCCGTTGTAGGTCCAGAGACCTTCGGACTCGGACATGGCGGCGATCGACTCGGGGGTCAGGAGATGGGTTTGGATGGCTCTCATTCGAGAATTTTATCCGGTTCGCGTTTGTCAAGATAGCGGAGATGGATGGGCTTGCCTAGCCTTGCGGCTTTGATAATACCGATAACCATGCCAGCGCTGATACCGTTGTCACGGTAAACAGCAACATAGTCGCATACCTCAAGCCATCCGTCAGCCGCTGCAATTCCTCGTCGTCGTTGGTCTTCCACGGAGTCATCCAGCATCCCTTTCTGAGTGTACAGCAGATGTGATGCGTATGGAGACTCGCCACGAGACAGGCAATCCAGGACACAAGCACGAGAGAATATAACATTCTTATGACCTCCGGCAAAAGGAGACTCGACGATGACGCGCATCTTAGTTGTCTCGCTTGATGGTTTTCGTCTTCACACGCATGGTTTTCCATGAAGCGTGGTTCGTATAGACCGAGCCCATGAAGCCGAGGCCTTTCTGCGCCTCCGGATGCAGCGCGTGGTGCAGGAGCATCGTATCATCCGCGTAATTCACGACCGGGATTCCGTATCCTCTCCATAGGAAATGGATGTCATAAAGTGTATTTTGCCCGAATTTTGGTTGCGGAAGGGCAAGAACTCGACGGACAAATTCCCAAGCCGCCACTTCTTCTTCTCGCGTAGGCCAGTAGGAGTTTTTGTGCTCCGGATTAGTAGTCCGAGTGTCCACAAAAGGCACGACAAGAGCAACCTCTCTTGAGGGGGCAAATCCGATGCAAGTGATTTGATTTCCGCTTGTCTCAATGTCGAAAGATATAGACGGTGCCGGGATGAGATATTCATTGAAGAACCACTCCAGGTCCGCAAGGGACGGCTCTATGTAGACGGTGCATTCGGGTCGGCGGAGCTCGGGGAAGTGGGACTCGCGCTCGGCTTTGGCGAGGTCGAGTACGGTGACGTGGCGGTTGGACCACTCGCGGAGAACGGCTGCGGGGTGGAAGGTGGGGAGGACTTTCTGCGATACAAACGGCCCCCGGCCGTGCGCAACTGTTCCTCGAATTTTAGTGATGCCCGTGACTCCCATGATTGCCCATGCTGGAGTATTTCCGAGAGCAATGACAATGTTCGGGCGAAGTTCGGTGAGCTCACTGGTAAGTCGGGCGAGTTCCGGAGCATATCGAGGATGGAGGAATTTACCTCGTGCGAGGGGTCCAAGATCAACGAGACCTGAAGATTTATCCGTACACAAGGTCTCGATGTCATTGCGCTCGGGCCTCAGGTTGAAGACGTTGGTCAGGAAACAGTCGGCGCGGTGGATGCCGGCCTCGGAAAGCATTCGGGTGAGTTCGTAACCGGAGGCGCCGACGAAGGGGAGGCGCTGGGCCTCCTCTTCCGCTCCCCAAGCTTCGCCGACGATGGCGATACGATGCTTCATGCTTTCGCTCGGATGCGTTGGATCGTGCGCCGGTTGACTCCGTAGTGTCGGGCAAGGGCGCGAACCTGGCCGACAGGTGCAGACTTGATAATCATCCGCGTGATCTCAGAAAGCTTGGGGCGGTATCGCCCGAAATAATCTCGAGGCTGAAAAGTTACCTGTTGCATACTTCGGCCCCAAGTTTGGCGTACCCTGCGATGTCGTCCCAGTGGTCTTTCACGGTGGCCTGGCCGGAAAGGATACGGGAGATTTTGAGCGCAATCATGTCGAGGGCCTCGAGATGGACGTCGCAAAGCTGTGGCGGGACACCATAAATGTCATCACGCTTTTTGTTCCAATGGACTTTTATTGATTGTGAAATACGAGCGTTTTCACTGAAGTTACCGTGCGTCTTCTGTCGCTCTTCGAGTAAGGGCTCACGTGCGGCCTTAGTTGCTGCTTCTGCAAGCGTCATTGGTGTTTGGCGTGTAACTTTATCTCTACTTGTCGGCATCTTTTCTCTCCATCTTCGCGAAGTCTATCTTCGCTTGCTTTGCAAACTCAGGGTTCACTTCAAGTCCTCTAACCAGCCGCGCACCACCAGCCATTGCTGCTCGCACAGAGGAACCGGAGCCGCATGTGGGGTCAAGGAAAGCTGTACTTTCATCGACGAACATACGGAAGAATGAGGAGAGCATGGTCTGCGGCTTGATGGACATGTGGCTTGTTCGCTCGCTAGGGTGACTAACAGCGTTAGCAGCCGGGCGAACAATTTTTCGGTCGCCTCGGGAGCCAAAGAGACATGTCTCGTATATCCGGCGCGGTCCTCGTTGAGGGTCGGGGAGTATGCCCACATTGTCAGATTTCATCCAGATGAGAGGGAATGGGTCGAACTCGATGTCGGTGTGCTTGGTGAAGAAATCGATGGTCTGCTGATGGTAGTGCATCGAGTACCAGAACATGAAATGGCAGGACGGCTGCGCGATGCGGTCGAGATTCGCAGCGAGGGCGGCGCAGAGGTTCCAGTAGTGGTCCTCGCTGTCGGTGTAGCCTCCGTGGGTGGCGGCGGCACCCTGGCGAAACTTATCAGCATTGATGCCGTAGGGGAAGTCGCAGTGGATGAAATTGAACTTGGGGCCGTCGTAGGTGATGGCCCACTGGAGGAAGTCGGCGCATTCGATTGGGGACTCAGGCTCGTCCTTCGGACCGGAGGCCGCGCCGATGGATTCGAGCTCCGCGTCGGCCTTTCGGCTTTCTGCGCGCTGAACGATACCGATCGCGGTGGAAAGACGGGGCGCGGCTGCGACGAGTTTGTTGCCCTCGGCCAAGGCTCGAGAGACGGCGAGGAGGCGGTCGGTGTGGCGGCGGGTGATGCCGAGGGCCTCGGCGGTCTTTTCAGACGACCACTCAGGCTCGTTTGCGGAACGGAGTTCGTGGTACTGCTTGACCGCGCGGCACTGGTCCTCCCACGGGAGGTCGTTGCGCTTGATGTTCTCTTCGAGCTCGATCTCGGCGAGGGCGGCGGGAGACAGGTCTTCTACGGACTGGGTGTTGATGTGGGTCCAGCCAAGTTCGGTGCAGGCGGTCAGCCGACACTCGCCAGCGACGAGACGGTTCTCGGAGTCGATGACGATGGGATGGATAAGGCCGAGACGGCGGATGCTGTCTTTGAGGTCGGTGAGGTCGGGAAGAACTCGGCGCTGGCGATTGGGCCGGTCGATGATGATGGAAGAAATAAGGACTGGACGAAAGGTGCCGGAGGTCATTCTTCGACCTTGTTGTAAGTGGCCTCGAAGATGTCAGGCTTGCAGGGATATAATTCACCCTTGACACCTGTGATAACAAAATCGCCGGGGCAAACGATATGGCCGCCTTCAAGGGTGTCGATCCAGCCGTGATAATGCATCGTCTTGCTGCAATGCTTGCACGCGTTCGCACCGGGCACGTCAGGGCGTCGGAAATACCGAACAACATCGCCCTCCCAGCCCAACGCCTTGGCTTCGTCACCAGACCATTCCTTTAATTTGCCACCATCAAACCCCTCGCGAGGTTTTGCATAATCGCCCGGATGATCCCCATTCTTGAACCATTGCGTCGCTTCAATTTCAACTGGCTTCTTACGGAACTTGGGCATTACGGAGCCTTTCATAATGGTATGGACATGATGTCCGGATCATGGTAGAAGACTCCGACCGGATGGGAGTCAAGCACCCGGTCGGAGCGGCGTGTGTAAGTGGTGGTCCGCCCTTACGCCGCCTTTGCCGTGCCGGAGATATTCGCGAGGATACGCGGATTATCTCCCTGCGTCATTTCGTGCTTGATGGTGACGAGACACTGCCGCCCCTGGACCTCGGAGAGCATCTGGCGGAGGGTCTTGCCGGCGCCGTCGATCTGAAGGTGGTCGGCAAGGAACTCCTTCAAGCGCCAAGCCGAGTCCTCGGTCGTGAACTGGCGGATGCGCATCTTGACCTGATTCAGCGGCTTGGTTGTGCCGTTTTTCGAGGTCAAGGCCTCCTGCAAGGCAGCCGAGTCCACGTCGTCGCCGGGGGCCATGAACATGACCGGGAACTCGATGCACGGGGTCTGGTTCTTGCCGATGGTCTTTTCCTCGCCGAAGCCGGTGATGGCAACGGTGTAGGTGCCGGGCGGGATCGGCTTGGGGGCCTCGACGGCCTCGGCCTGTTGATCGAGCACGGAAGTGAAGTTGGGAGGAGACATTCTTTAGCCTTTCGTTGGGTTGAGGGTAGGTGCCCCGCCTTTCAGAACCTGAAAGAACGTGGCCATTCCAGTCTCGATCGGGAACGACGGATGCATCGCTGGATCGAACGAGGCAGGATTCTTGAGATCGACCATGGTGGTCGGAACGGTCTGGATGGTCCGACGCGGCGGCACGGAGGAGGATGCCTGCGCGAGGACCATGTTGTCGAAATAAGTTGGAATGGTGGTGTCGAGGGCCTTGCCGATGGAGGCCGGATAGCCTCGGGTGGTCGTAATGCCTGCGGCGTCGGTTCGCTCGGACCATGAGACGTGGCAGATGATGATCACATTCGTCCTAAAGGACTCGGAGGTCAGGAGCCCGATCACGTCCTCGACAGCCTTCTGCGCGGTGTAGAACCACTGTCGAGGGTCCTTGGCACCGGGGTTCATGCTTTGGGCCCAATTAAAAGCCGAGTCTCCGAGAAAGGTCAGGGAGTCGAGGACGAAGATATGGTCGGGGCCCCACTCGCCGGGGATGGTGCCGTCGGACCATTTGTTCAGAAGCTCCATCGCCTTCTTGAAAGACTGCGGCTGACCGTCGAAGACCGGGCCGATGGCGGAGGCCTTCTTCTTGTCTCGGAGGGACTCGAACTGAACGGTGCTGATGCGGTCGGGACAGTCACGCATGATTGCCTTCGGCAAGATGCCGGTGGAGACCTTGTTATCCATATCGAGGATGCGGAGGTGATAGCCGGCTTTCACGAGGCTCACGAGAGAGCCGGTCTTCCCGGTGGAGGAATCTCCGAGGAGGATGGTCTTGACGAAAGGGGCGTTGCCGTCGGTGAGGGATGGCATCAGGTTGACTCCTTCTGTATCGTGATTTTGACTCGGTCCCCCTTCTCCAGCGCCGGCTTCTCCTGGCCGATGTAGAGAGTGAGGAAATTTACGTCGAGAGAGATGAACCAGCCTTGGCTTTCAGGCTCGAACTCGGCCTCCTTCCCGGAGCCGCGGATATGGCGCTGGGTGAAGTGCTCGAAGACGCGCTCGACGCGGCAAGAAAGGACGTATGCGGTCATCGGGACTCCAACGGGTTCCATTCTTTCTTCACAAAGTCCGAAGCGAGGAACTGCTCGCGGACCTGAGGGCTCTTCGAGCACACCTTGCGGAAAGCGCAGCCGCCGTAATGGTGGCAGGCTTTGTCGTTCATGGGCCAGAAGCCTTCCTCGGCGTACTGCTTCGCGGTCTTGATCCAACGGCGCGTGTCGTTGAGCCACTCATCGAGCTGCGCGTCGGTGCGGAAGGTGAAGCCTCGGGAGAAGCGGGAGAAGCCGACCGCGATCTGTGCGGCGTCGATGATGATGCCCTTGATCGGGGTGTTGTAGATGACCTTGGCTGCGACGGAATAGAGGGACATCTGGTTATCGGGGGAGTAGCCGTCGAAGTAGTAGGAGCCGATCGTCGTTGACGCGGTCTTATGGTCCATCACATACGGCTGATCTTGGAAAGTGCATATCCGATCAAGATGCCCAGCAAGAATGAAATCGCCCATATCGAAACGGAAGGACAACTCGACGGCGGGCTTCCCGTTGTCCAATATGACAGTTTCGGTGACGTCATTGTCTCCGAACTCATCAAGATACCAAAGGACGGTTCGGACAAGGTTTTCTCGGGTCTTGGTGTTGTGGTCGGTCTGGAAGGGTTTTCCATCGATCCATGTCCATTTCAATACCTGCAGAAGTGTGTCTTCAGTGCCGGCCTCGTGGTCTTGGCCTTCGGCGCGGCACTTGTAGTAGTGTTCGAGGGCCGAGTGATACCAGATGCCGAAATCGAGGTGGATGGAATTGCTCTTCGAGCGCCACTTGTCGATCATGGAGTACTGATAGAGGCGCGGGCAGGTCTTGAGCCAGCCGAGGGACGTGGAGTCCCATGCGTATTGAAACTTGCTGCCGGGAAGGAATGGGGACTCGCTCATAGCAAATCATCCAAATCAATCTGCGTGGCCTTCTCGGCCTTCGGCTTCTTCTCGCCGACGACTTTCTTCGTCGAGCCGGCGGCGCGCACACCTTGGTTGAAGTTCACGCGGGCCTTACGGTACTCGCCGATGATGACCTGGAGATCGGCCTTGGTCAGCTCGAGAGGGTCTTTGGCGAATAGGGTGGCCATGTCGGTGGCTGGCTCGGTCATGCGAGGTCCTCTAGGGTTACATCAATCGCAGGATCGGGCACGGCGGACGCGGCCTCGGCCTCCTGCTTCTCGATGAATTGATCGATCAGGGTCCGGATGATTTTCGCGGCCCCGGCGCGCGGGAAACGGGCTTGCAGCCAATCAAACTGCCCCTCGAAGAGGTTCAGGGAATGCTGCTTCAGCGGGCGGGACTCTTTACGTTTCATCTGGCTTCGCTCGTTTCACGATCCAAAGATGGCCCGATGGATCAGTCGGGGAGGGGAGGAAGGAAAGGACGTCTAAGGACGGGTCCTCGGCCTTCTTCCGGAGAGTGTAAAGTTTCTGCCGAAGGGCATTGGGGTCGGATGTTCTAACCTCAATGCCCTTCGGAGTGCCGAGGGCCTCGTAAAGAAGACTGATCGAGACCTCGGCCATTGGTTACGCCGACTGGCCGTCGTCGGTGGTCTCGGCCGGCGGGGCGGAAAGGCCGGCGAGGAGATCGTCGGAATCGACGGACAGGGCCTTCTGTTCCTCGATACGCTGGCGGGCAGCGGCAAGGATATTCGCCCCTTCGGGCCGTTCGAGCAGGCGCTTGGCCGCGTCGTTCTTGGCTTCGGCCGTGACATCGGACGGCTTCTTGCCCTTCTTGCGGAGCAGGTCGTCGATGATCTTCCGCGCCATCCGCATGGCCTCGGTCATGACCGGATCGCGGCTGACGCCGGTGCCCGCAGCACGAATGCCGAACTGATAGGACTCGGCGTAGGTGTCGAGCTCGGCCTGGAGGGCCGCGAGGTCAGGGCTCTCACCAGCTTCCTTCACCTTCTTCGCGAAGTTGTTGCGAAGGTTCTCGTGGAAGGTCTGGTTCAGGGCGTTGGCCTCGGCCTCGTTCAGCTCGTGGCCTTCGCGATAGCGAGTCGGGACGTTGAAGGAATGTCCCTGGATTGTGATTTGTTCCATTTGATTTCCTGTTGAATGGAATGGGATGGGCGGATTGCCCACGGTTGCCATCATGGCATTTGGCTAACGCGGTGTCAATGGAAAAGATGCATGGGCGGGTTCCTTTTTTCAGCGAATGGGCACGATGACCATGATCCGGACATGATGTCCGGGGCGGGGTGTAAGGCTCAAGGGATTTCAAAGTCTATAGTTACGATAAATTCTGCCGTTGCATCTGATTTTGCTATTGATGTAGCATCAGCGACATTATCAAAAATCTTGCCGACGAACAAGAGTCCCATAGGGAGTTTGTAGACGTTGGCGTAATACTTCATCGGCTTTGGCGGGACGTTGACGAGATCGAGCGGGGTCTCGATCCCCGTGCAATTCCGATGATGCCAGCCGCTCGAATGCCAAGTATGAAGGCGTTCATGAACGCCATCACCGTCTACTGTGGTTACATAGGTGACGAGACCCACAATCGGATAAAGGCCCTTCATGTTGTCGCACAGTATCCTCACCGGCCGTCCGTCTCGCGTCTGCACGGGTTTGGTTAGGTCTAGTTTTTCCATTTCATTTCTCCTCACAGTGTTTCTACCAGCCTCGTTGGCACTTTCTCAATCCGGACGGAAGAGTCCTCGATCCGGACGATGAGAGCGTCGAAGACGGTGCGGCCCCGCATCGGGTGGGATTCGGGATAGATTTCGAGGGACTCCTTGCGAAGCGCGACTCGAAAGCGGTTCAAGCGCATGCGAAGGGCGTTGCACTCGGCTTTGCTCTCGCAGGGGATGCGAATGCCGCGCTCGGCCTCGAGGGCCTGTTCCCAGTAGGAACGGAGGTCAGGATGAGCGGTGTTGGGTGTTGGCATCTTTGGTCTTTTCCTTCAGGATTTCACCGGCGATGAGCTTGACAAAGTCATGAACGCCGATGGAGTTGAAATGGAATTGCTCGGCGCTCTCGCAAGCGTTGCCGAGGACTTCGCCGAGGAAGAAGGCTGCGGTGAAGGTGGCCTCATGGATGGTGAGAGTGCCGTCGCCGAGAACGTTGTGGAGACTTTGAACTTTGTCTGAATCTACAACATTCAGGAGACTGTCGATCGATATTTCCATCGGGCCGTCAGCCATTGTACGTCTCCATTGAGATCAGAGTGAGGGACTTTTTCGGGCGCGTCTCGATGACGTACCGGACATTGAGTTCTTGCTCGATCGCGGCGTCGCCGTGGGCGTAGGGCGATGGTACTCGGTGAGGGTCAAGATGAAAGACGTGGTCCCATTCGAGTCCTTTTGACTTATGACCGCTGAGCAGTTGAATAGGGCCTTTCGTTTTGAAGAGCGACTCGGCGTAAGCAATAGCCCCCGCCAAGCTCCCTCCAATATCGACAAAGACTCGGAGGCAGTCAGCCTTATCTCGAGTAGCGGCTTGGCGTTTGTTCTTTTTGAGCTTGTCTTTTTCCCACTCGTTGATCGCGGCATGGGCGGCGTCCTTGTCCAAGTCGTCGGAGGAAAGTTTCTTGAGGGCCTTAACGAGGGCCGGGCCGATGTCGGAGCCGACGATTGTAACGCCGCGCCCGGCTCGGATCAGTTTGAAGGCCATGGAGTAAAGTGGGGCGTTGTTGCGACAGATGATGGCCGCACCGTCGGGGATGAGGCCGGCGGTCCAATAGGACTCCTCCTTCGCAGGGTCGGTGAACGAGGCGATGAGCCCGTCCTCGGCCCATTCCGGGGCCTGCATCATCGGGGCACGGGAGCGGGCACGCTCGACGATAAGGCGGGGGCAGCGGAAGCTGATGCTGAGGGGCATCTCGACCATTGAGAACCGCTCGCGCATGGCGGCCATTCCTGACGTTACAGCGCCGCGGAAGCCGTAGATGGACTGGTAGGGGTCGCCGACCGCGATCAGGCGGGTGCCATGCTTGACAAGTTTCGCAATCATCTCGTGGTTGATGGAGGAAAGGTCCTGGGTTTCGTCCACCATCACGAGGGCGAACTTGGGGAAGGTGCCGCCGAAGAGGCAGGACATGTAGATTTGGTCGTCGAAGTCGATAGTGCCGGCGTAAGATTGCCTGATCGACTCCACGAGGGCTGCATCGACGAGGTCCTCGGCCAAGTTTCGGAGATCGAGATCGTCAATGTCTTCCCATAGCTCCGCTGCGGTGATGAGGCCCTGTTGTGGCAGGCCGGCGGATTCGGGGATGTAGCCCGCGAGCTTCGCTGCGCCGACGGCCTTCATGATGTCGGCGAAGTATTCGTAGGTTTCGGCCTTCTCGGCCCTTGGCAGGGCCTCGACCAAGTTCTTCAGGATGCCGTAGGTTTTCCCGGTCTCCAGCGAAAGCCGCTTCGGCACGGTCTTCGACCAGACCTGGTGCCCGAGGGCGTTGAGGGTCTGGCATCTGACGTGGCCGGGGAGACGCTCCTGCATTGCGGTCGCGATTCGCTTGTTGAAGGCGAGGCACAAGGTCGGCTGGATTGGGAGGGCACGGGACAGCATTTCGAGGGTGGTGGTCTTGGCCGCTCCCGCGAGGGCGGAGATCATGAGGTTCGAGTTCGAAGAACAGGCGAAGTCGAGGATGGCCTGCTGTTCGGGGGTGGGGGAGAAGGTCACGACAGCCGCCCTCCCTTCTTCGCCGCGTCCTCTTCCGCGACTTTGTAAAGAACCGTCTGACAGTCGCGGTAAACGATCGCGAGTTGCTGCCAGATGCGGTTGCGGTCGGGCTGGTGGAAGGACATTTGTTTTGCGCCGTCCTCGGCTTGTTTAAGCCCGTCGAGGATGCGTTTGAAGGAGTCGTATTCGGTCATGGGCATTGGTGCTGGTTCCTTATATTAAGCCAAGATCGGCGAGAAGATCGTCGGGGGCAGCCTTCGGCTTCGGCGGCGGCAAGCCGTACCGCTGGCTGTGGTCGGTGTCGGCCTGGGCCTGGAGTTCCCATCCGATTGCGAGCTGGACCTCGGTGAGGAGAAGGTTAAGCTCACGGGAGCGGAAGAGGGTTTCGCTGGCGTCGCGGCCGGGGAAGTGCTCGATGATGAAGGAACGGAGGTTCTCGCAGGCGAGGGAGAGGGCTGGGGTCATGGCTCCTCCGAATATTTTGAAATCCACTCGGCGAGACAATCCTCACAAAACGCCTCGCCATCGTCGTTGAACGCGATGGCCTTTTCTGTGCAGCCGCGCGCCTCACACATTTGGTCACCGCTGCCTTCGCAGGCCTCGCATTTGCCCGCGTCCCAGACATCGGGATCATTGCCGTCGTACTTCGATTTGAAGATGCGGCCTTCGCCTTGACATTTCGGGCAGGGGAGGATCATGACTCGCCACCCCGCTCGGTCGTGGGAAGCTGACGGATGGCATGTGCGATAGTGTTGGCTGTTTCTCGCCCATGATTACGGGCCATTTTATTGGCCCATTCATCAGCAATCGCCGCACACCTTTCCCGCTCCGCAAGGACAGCCGCGCTTGTGTCGGGCGAGGCAGGTGGATGGGTGGCACGTTCTCGAAAAAGCGCGTTGACTTGTGCAAGGCAT